AAATGATGGCAGAGTTGTTAGTAATTTTGTGGTTCAAGCACTGCAAGGCAAAGACATTACTATCTACGGCGACGGTATGCAGACTCGAAGTTTCTGCTATGTAGACGATCTGTTGGATGCTATGCAGTCACATATGAATCATTCTGATGATAACTTTATTGGGCCCGTTAATATCGGCAATCCGGGCGAGTTTACCATGTGGGAATTGGCTGAACAAGTTATCAAACTAACAGGTACTAACAGTAAAATACTTCAACAAGCCCTGCCGCAGGATGATCCAAAACAGCGCCGGCCAGATATTACATTAGCCAAGAAAATGCTTAACTGGGAACCAAAAATCAATTTGGAACAAGGCTTGGTTAAAACGATTGACTATTTCCGCAAAATAGTGTAAAATAATAACATGAAATATACTATTCGTTGGCAACAATCTTATTACAGTTGGGAACCTATTGAGTTTCCAATTCGTAATTTTACCGAAGCACTAGAAGTGATTAACATGATTAGGAGTAAGAAATGAATAAAGTTAAACAATGGTATATAAAGAATCAAGATGCAATTACTTGGTTTATTATTGGAATTCTTTCTGTAAGTTGTTTACATAGTTTTTCCAAGGGTGATTACATTTGGGCGGCTATAGATGTTGCCATTATATATGTTAACTTTAAATTTAGAAATGTGAGAATGACATGACCGAACCTAAAACATCCTGGACAGTTACACTAGAAGAAGCCGATGACGGCAGTGGCGATCTTGTAATGCCATTGCCGCAAGACTTTTTAGACCAACAAGGTTGGAAAGAAGGCGATACGCTGGATTGGAGAGATAACGGAGACGGATCTTGGACCCTGGAAAAAGTTTTCCTTTCCCAGTCAAAATAGATTGGGATAATCAAAGTATACCATGGTGGAACGAATGTTGTGCTATGGTGTTAGAAGTATTCGGGTTACCCGGTGATAGATTTATGTATCACCCGTACGAAGAATACATGATATTCGAATTTGTATCTGAAAAAGATGCAACAACCTGTAAACTCTTACTCAGCGAAAGATTTTAATGAAAGTAACTAAACGAATTGGCTTTGCTTGTAAGTGGATTGATAATCCATCTCAGGTCAACGGCATTAAACCTACCGATGATTGTAAAAAATACAACACCGGCACAACCACTGTTGCGTGGCTAAATAGGCAGAGCAAGGAAATAGCTGAGAAAAAACTTTGGGACTTGATGGAACAAAACATTGAGGCTACTAGACTACTTGTTAATCGGGTGGGAAAATTAGATGAAAATCTTAGAATGGTACGACTCAGTAGCGATATACTTCCTGTATACACTCAATCAACATGGTCGTATTTTTACAAATCTGCAGAAGTTAGATCTTATTGCGAAAAAGGATTTAAGCAAATCGGAGATATGGCTCGCAAGAATTTCGTTAGGCTTAGTATGCATCCTGGGCAGTTTACTGTGCTTGCATCTGAAAATCCCGACATTGTAAATAGGAGCATAGAAGAATTTGAATATCACGCGGATATGGCAAAATGGATGGGATACGGTAAGACCTTCCAAGACTTTAAGATCAATGTCCACATCTCGGGTAGAGCCGGTCCCCAAGGTATTCGCGCTGCCTACAAAAGACTTACCCACGAAGCAAGGAATTGTATTACAATCGAAAACGAAGAAAATTCGTGGGGATTAGATGACTGTCTTACTCTTAGCGACTTGGTGCCTATCGTACTTGATATTCATCATCATTGGATTAAGACTGGTGAGTACATCCAACCGTTGGACCCCAGGGTTAGTAGGGTGGTTGATAGTTGGCGTGGGGTTAGGCCTACTATGCACTATAGCATCAGCCGTGAAGATTATCTCGTGGATCATAGATCTGATCTAATGCCAGATCACGCTCTATTGCTAGAGCAAGGCTACAAGAAACAGAAACTTAGGGCACACTCAGAATTCTACTGGAACCCAGTAGTCAACGAATGGGCTCTAAGTTTCCTGGATACACATGATATCATGGCGGAGAGTAAGGGTAAAAATCTCGCTTCCTTCTCTCTTGCTGAAGAACTAAAGAAATTATGATTTCTTTGTTTTCTTCGTTGGCTTAGCAGCCTTAACAGGTGCTTTTGGGGCACGAGGCTTACGGGCTTTCTTTGCCGGGGCTGCTTCAACAACAGGTGCAACTTCAACTACTGGTGCAGTTTCAATAACCACTGGTGCAACTTCAACTACTGGTGCAGTTTCAATGACCACTGGTACTGGAGTTTCTGCTATTGCAGTTTCGACCTTATAAGGGGCTGCTTCTGGGGTTTCTTGCTTACTGCCTTTTGAATTTTTCAAAACAAAATAAGCGGCAACAACTGCTACTACAACGATCGCGATAATTAATTCCATGATTTCTATTTCCTTTACAGTAAAGTAGAATTATATTTAATCCGCACTAAATATTATTGTACATAAAATGGAGGGCAGTATTACAGTTATCCAGCAGTAGGTAGTAATTATCAAAATTTTAAAAACGGAGTAATGTTATGCCCAACGAAACTCAAGTAGCAAACTTAGAGATTGAAGAAATAGAAGAAGACGATGATTTTTGCAAAGATGATTACGGATTTGTTCTAGGACCAAGCGGTGAATTAAAATCAATTATGTTTCCGGAAAATTTAATGTCATCCCCTCCAGAAGCAGTTACTAAAATATTATCATTATTTGGCATAGATGGCCTACACGAGTTAGAAAACCGCGTACTTCACTAAAGTTAAAAATCTGGTAAATACCTCAGCAACCTATGATCAGCCTGAGGAATTTAAATGCTTTCATTAATTACAATTGGAAATCCAGATGCCGGAACCGGCGATAGTATTAAAGATGCTTTTGAGAAGGTCAATACCAACTTCTCACAGCTTCAAGGAACTACAAATCCGGCGATAACCTATGGCAAATTAGCCGCATTGTTTGCGGCATACCCTGGCCAATTTGCCGGATTAATTTCTGGTTTAGGAATTACTGCCACTAATTTAACCACAGGAACCACATTATCCAGCGCACAGATAGATGCTATTCGACTAATTGCCGCCGATAGTACCGCAAGTCTTGCAATATCTCTAGATTCTATGCAGACTAGGTTTAATACTTACCAAACTAGTGCCACTGCAAGTTATACAAATTTAATAGTACTTTTTACCAATTCTACTACCAGTCTTGCTCAGAGGATTACTAGTTTAGGTAGTAATTTTAATACCTCATTGACCAATGCAGTGAGTAGTTTCAATCAAGAAATTACTCTGCTGAATAACAATACTGCGTCATTAGCACAGAGTATTACAACATTAGATAGCTCATTTACTACAGCACTAACCAGTGCAACAAGTCATTTCAATCAAGAAATTACTCTGCTAAACACAAATACAGCAAGTTTAGCTCAAAGTATTACTGGGCTAGGTAGTAATTTTAATACCTCATTGACTAATGCAGTGAGTACAATTAACCAAAGTTTAACAGCATTAAGTAATAGTACATCTAGTCTTGCTCAAAGTGTTACAACATTGGGAACCAATTTTAATTCATCATTGACCAATGCGGTTAGCACGATTAATCAATCACTAACTTCATTAAGTAGCAATACTGCGTCATTGGCTCAAAGTGTTACAACATTGGGAAGTGATTTTAATTCATCATTGACTAGTGCAGTGAGTAGTTTCAATCAAGAAATTACTCTACTAAACAATAATACTGCGTCATTGGCTCAAAGTGTTACAACATTGGGAAGTGATTTTAATTCATCATTGACTAGTGCAGTGAGTAGTTTCAATCAAGAAATTACTCTACTAAACAATAATACTGCGTCATTGGCACAGAGTATTACTAGTTTAGGTAGTGATTTTAATTCATCATTGACTAGTGCAGTGAGTAGTTTCAATCAAGAAATTACTCTACTAAACAATAATACTGCGTCATTGGCACAGAGTATTACTAGTTTAGGTAGTGATTTTAATTCATCATTGACTAGTGCAGTGAGTAGTTTCAATCAAGAAATTACTCTACTAAACAATAATACTGCGTCATTGGCACAGAGTATTACTAGTTTAGGTAGTGATTTTAATTCATCATTGACTAGTGCAGTGAGTAGTTTCAATCAAGAGATTACTTTACTGAATAACAATACAGCAAGTTTAGCTCAAAGTATTACTAGTTTAGGTAGTGATTTTAATTCATCATTGACTAGTGCAGTGAGTAGTTTCAATCAAGAGATTACTTTACTGAATAACAATACAGCAAGTTTAGCTCAAAGTATTACTGGGCTAGGTAGTAATTTTAATACCTCATTGACTAATGCAGTGAGTACAATTAATCAAAGTATAACTGCTCTAAGTAATAGCACATCTAGCCTTGCCCAAAGTATTACAACACTGGGCACTGATTTCAATTCATCATTAACCAATGCTGTTAGCACGGTTAATCAATCGCTAACTTCATTAAGTAGTAACACCGCGTCATTAGCTCAGAGCATCTCAACACTGGGAAGTGATTTTAATACCTCATTAACTAATTCCGTTAGTACAATTAATCAAAGTATAACTGCTCTAAGTAATAGCACATCTAGCCTTGCTCAAAGTATTACTAGTTTAGGTAGTAATTTTAATACCTCATTGACTAATTCCGTTAGTACAATTAATCAAAGTATAACTTCTTTAAGTAATAGTACATCATCTTTAGCAACAAATGTTTCAACATTACAGACAAACTATACCAATGTATTGAATACATTAACCGATGTTAATAATTCATTAACCAATGTTGGAGTATGGTCGGGTATTACCGCAAGTATCGCAACTAAGGCAAGTAGTTCAGATGTTACCACAGCCATATCAAACAGCACAGCTTCATTTGCCACTCGAGTAACCGGACTTGAAACTAGCTATACCAATATTAATAATACATTAACCAATATTAATAATTCATTAACTAATGCAGGTAGTTGGATTAACTTATCAAGTAATGCCGCTATTACAAGTTTACAAAGTTCTATCAGCAGTAGTACCGGATCTCTAGCGGCGACTTCTTTAACATTAGAGACAAACTATACCAATGTATTGAATACATTAACCAATATTAATAATTCATTAACCAATGTTGGAGTATGGTCAGGTATTACCGCAAGTATCGCAACTAAGGCATCAACTACCTATGTAGATACTGCGGTAAGTACATCAACAGGTAGCTTTGCCACTCGAGTAACCGGACTTGAAACTAACTATACCAATATTAACAATTCATTAACCAATGTTGGAGTATGGTCAGGTATTACCGCAAGTATCGCAACTAAGGCAAGTAGTTCAGATGTTACCACAGCCATATCAAACAGCACAGCTTCATTTGCTTCTCGAGTAACCGGACTTGAAACTAACTATACCAATATTAACAATTCATTAACCAATGTTGGAGTATGGTCAGGTATTACCGCAAGTATCGCAACTAAGGCAACAACTACCTATGTAGATACTGCCGTATCAAGTAGTACTGGTAGCTTTGCCACTCGAGTTAGTGGACTTGAAACTAACTATACCAATATTAACAATTCATTAACCAATGTTGGAGTATGGTCAGGTATTACCGCAAGTATCGCAACTAAGGCAACAACTACCTATG